CTGCGTTTGTAGGAATATCCACCCTAGGCTTGGTCTGAGGAAGCAGACCGCGCCGAGGCAAAGCCCCTTTGGCTAAATAGCCAATGTCCCTTTCTATGAGAGGGACACCCATGCGTCAGTCCATCGCTGGACTGACGGGCCGCGTGCAGATGCTCCAAAGGACACCAATCCTGGTGCTACCCTTTCGTTGTATCTGCCGAGCTCCCAGACGAAGTATTTGTACTCGTCGGGAGTCGAGTCTGGCAGTGTCGAGTCTCGGAATACCTTGGCTCGCCACTGGTGGACCTGGTATCCTCCGCGTTTATCGCGGAAGGGCCCGGCCCACCTATGCCTACATTTCCATTGCGTCGCAGTCCCGTCAGGGACGACGAAGCAAGGAGATGCAGTGGTTCGAGCTTCACCCTCGTCAATGCGAGAGATGGAGTAGAACCACGGCTCGCTGCGTAGGAGCACCATTATGGCTCTCCGCGCAGACTCGTATCGATACTGCAGACACAGATTGCTTAGCGCAATCCAGCCTGCGGCATCGGCGGGGGAATGATCTCCAGTCCATCGGAGTCGTCTACTGAGCCTCAGAGGCGTTATGTCAACGCCGTCTAAGGCCCACATGCCACATGCTTCTCTGAAGATGTGACCAGTGGTTGACCAGTAAGACTTCTCACGGTTGACCTTGAAATGGAGCTGTTCCAACACCTTGAGAAGGTTTGGGACACACTCCGTTTCAATTAGGATATCATCCCCGTAGACACGCCATATACTGGCGTGCCTACCCCGGTGCGTTGTACGGACGGCGTACTCACAGCAGGCGGAGAAGATCAGAGTTTCAATGGGGAAGGTTGTACCGTTCCCCATCCCTCCGAACTTCTCCAGTTCTACTGTACTCCCGTCAGGCATGAGGACGTGCGTTGACCGCACTGTCATCAGGCCGTCCAGAAGGTCGTCAAGCTCCGTTCCTTGCAGAAGGATCTTGACGAGGGTACGTGTCACGCTGTCGGAAGCAGCAGACAAATCAATGCTGCTAATGCTTCCAGACTGCGACCCCAGCAAACACAGGTCGGAGCTCTTCTTTTGATCGTGTAGATCAATATGGTTCTTAAGCTCATAGTGAGCCGAAAACCATTGATCTAACACGTAGAAGAGATCCTGCTGTAGGTACTGGAGGACCGTGGGTTCCGCGGAGATAGCTCTATTTTTGAGCATACTCTTTGGAACGCATTGAAACCGAGCAGTGCGATTTACACTGTCGGTCTCACCTGCAGGAAACCAGAAGGTCATAGGGATGTTGCTCACATCCCTCTTCTGGATCCAGCGTCTCAGATCCTCATCGGACTGAAGACGCTGGCTCTTCCTTGCAGCGGTCGACATGCGACGCGGAATTTCCGCCGTCGCGCCGCTTCCGTGCTTGGGATGGAACTCATAGAGTTGAAGATTGAACCCACGGGCCCAATCGTCAATAACCTCGAAGAGTTCCTGAGGGGGGTCATACGACCACAATCTCGCCTCATTTTCTGAGGCAAGATAGCCCTCGACCGTCTGGTCAGTGAGATCAAGACTCGTCAGATTCAGTTTCTCGTCGAAGACGATCCACTGAATTACCTCAGAGAAACCAGCCCCACCTTCCATCAGGTCCCGCACGGAGTTCCATATCCATTTATAGGATATGGAGCCGTACACGTGCTGTTTAAAGGCACGCGGCCACCCCTTCAGGTCTGGTTCATTCCATTCCTGAAGCGACTGGAGTAGAGCCTCTTTAATGAGACTCCAGTCCGTCGCGTACTGCCCCACGTCTAGCTCCTTAATCGAGCAGACAGTGCGCAGCCACCGCGACCAACTTTCCCCAGCGGAAGGGACAGCAGACGCGAGGTCGTCCAGGAGACAGGTCCTGAGCATCAGAATGCGCGTAATCAACGCACACTCCTGTCTCAGTTCCGTATCGCCTAGGACAACACGGATGCTGCGCCGAGATAATTTCTCGACGACTTTGCTAACCGATTCGTAGCTGAGCATACGTAGTGATCCTCCTTACACGGAAGTGGAAGGATCCAGATCACCACGGATCTCAGCCAGAACGCGGTCGGCAAGGGAGGGAGACGTTGCGCTAGTATCCATGAGCGCGGCTCCAAGGAGCCGGTTCAGGGTATAGACGATAGCGTCTCGAGTGACGATGGGGCTCTGGGGCGTCTCATAGACGATCCAGGCCCTCTGAGGTACGTAAACCTCTTCGCCACTCACGGAGTTCGTCGCCAGGAGATTCACGCGAATCTCCGACAGCGTGCGAACGCCGGCCTTTGCGGACAGCTGAGAGGCGGCAGGAATGCCGCTCCCGTTGTACACATTTGCCACGGAATTCGCGGCAAAGCGCAGCTGCTCGGAGACGGAAAGTCCCGAGCCCGTGTTGTTGACCAGGATGGCTTCTACGCCATTATTGCCTTTAGCTGAGAAATCAGCACGGGGCACCTTGGTCGGTGTCAGGGTATGGGTCTCGGAGGTCGACGGCGTAATGTCGTGATCGACGGTCCAATTCCCTGTGGTGTAAACAGACATGTTTACTCCTTTCTCCGGGTTCAAACCGGAGGGCACAAGGCCCATTATATCGGAAAGAGTCAATGAAGACTCTGGACGAGGAGACTCGCTCCGTCAATCATATTGACTGGGCGGAGTGAGGTCGGCGCGTAGTCCACGAAGCTACGAAGTCGTAGCCAAGATAGGACAGGCGCCGGGTGACGGGAGTAGAGGATCATCTTGATTGTCCCTTTGTACTCTGAAATGAGTTCAAGGGGCATAGAGACCTCTTCTCTCTGACTAGCGTACTGCGTCTTCGTTTCGATGAACCGGGTCTCAGACATCAAGTCTATCGTGTTTAAGATAGATTGGACGTCGTAGAACCAGTCCACAACGAAACTAAATGGTATTAGATCCCATACGTTTTCTAACGTTGGGAGCAAATCCCATCTGTACGGCGCAGCCAACAGGTTTTCCATATCGCCTAGAAGGCCCCCTGACAGAACGACGCAAGCCGCTATGTCGGTCCGAGCAGTGATACCATCCGGATTCGTCAATCCGAAATAGGTATTTCTCGCTCGATACTTCAGGAACTCTCGCGAGTAGCTAGAGTTCTTCTGCCGAACAGACTCGATCAAACGAGCTGTATCGGCGATCTGAAGTCGGTCTCCGAAGCGTAAGGAAAGCCACGTAGACGCCCACGCTGCGGGATCTTTGTAATCCCGCACTAGATCCAGGATGCTCCTAATCGACGATCCTACCTGTGCAAAATCTTTTGCATAGGCAATCATGTTCCCATCAAAAAGATTGATGGAGTCCATGATTGTCTGACATAGACCAGACCGGTCCAGGTCAGTTGGGATGTATCGTATTGGTGCAGCCTTGGCATGAAAGTTGGCCATGATGCGACGCCAGCCCGACAGCTGAAGCTCATTGGCTTCAATGTCGAAGTTGTGTTGCATCATAGTCACGCTCATACCACAAACCGGCACATACCCAGTAGGTATGCCCGGCAAGGGAGCTAGAGGTATCGATGACGGGTTGCGGTAATATTCCGCAAATTGGTCGGCCGAGATACTCGACCGAGCCGATGTCGTCGTTACCCACGTGGCAGACGTTGGCGTCGAAGCTTTCGCGCACGAGACCTGCTGAATCCAGTAGGTCGAGTACGTTCTGTTTCGGCGTTCAACGTACTGCGTAGATTGGTATACAACCTTAGTATAGGTTATAACACCAGTCTGGTCGTCATACGTTCCAGCAACGACAGGTTTCGTCTGGCTGTGGTAGGCAGAATCATACCTCGAGCTAGCGCCGCTTTTCGGAGCGGACCAGCTCTCGTAGATACTGCCACTCTCAGCAACAATACGAACCTGTCCAGTGGAAGTAACCACTGGATGAAAGTGGTTATGAGTATTCTCATAATCACTGACAACGTTGCCACCGGAGATTTGATCCCATGATTTATCATCATCGAGGTCAACCTCCCATTGGATGTTGGAGACACTCTTATCCCCGAGAGGGGAGAAGATGCCACCTTGGGCGAGATATTCGCCCGGCAGTCGTCCTGCTCTCCTAAAAGGAGTGCCAGTCTTCGGATGCTTATACCCGTAGAGGGTATCAACAGCGAAGTAAACGGAGCGCCTCGTAAAGTTCTGTCCGTTGAGGACATAACGATACGCTGCGCCATCGCTGACGAATGCCAGTGGTGTGTCTTTTTTCCATGCAAGTGTGTGAATACGAAGCATGGTGCTAGTGTCACCTCCTTTCGAGTCTACTGTCCAGGGGTCCCAGGAATGGGA